GTCAATGATTTCCGTTGGAAATTCAAATTTTGTATCGCTCATATTAAACCTTTATTTGTTTGTATATATAAGTATATCAAAATAAAAAAGTTATAAAATGAAAAAAGGTTCTCACAAAGAGAACCTTCTTCAAATATAATAGTAGTGGATAATATCTTAAAATTCTAATATTGCGTAATCATACGAAAGCGTTAATTCAATATCGGCAGGGTCATTAGATGAGAAATCTAAATCATTGAAATTAGCTGCTTGAATGAATGCACCTTTTAGTTTCCATTGTTCAATTTTATCACCAACAGGTCCTAACATATAGAAATCGATATCTTTTTTGTAGAAATCTGCGTATCCTTTTCTACCAGTTAAAGATTCATATCCTAATCTCACCCATTCCATCACTTGTTGTGCTCCACTTGGAACGATTGGGTCATATAATGTGATTGTGATATCTTGCCACTCACCCTTACCTTGTAATTTTCTATAAGTGTTAATGTGGTCTAACTTCACAGTTTCGAAATTGATAGATGGTCTCGCTGCTGTTTTAATTAAGTATGATTGAATACCATCAATCTCCATAATATAGCGATTCTTCATCTTCGGTTCGAAGTTGGTGAAGAACATTTCGTTAAATTCTAATACTTCTGCCATTTTTTTATTTCCCTTTTATACTAATAAATATTAGTTATTCATTTTTTTGTTTTATGCTGAGAACGATGCTCCCGTTGGTAAGATGTTGAAATCAATTACAATGAATTCAGCGGTCTTAGCAGGTTGTAGGAATATCTGTCCAGCTAAAATGTTTCTATCAACCACATCAGGTGTGTTGTTAGTCTCATCCATAACTACTTTAAATGCGTACAGTCCTTGTCTTTGTTGGATACCTTCTAAGTAAGGTTGTACAGTGTTGATAAATCTACCTCTAGTCGATGCCGTATTTTGTTCGAATACTAAGAATCGAGATGTAGATGCTACAAATTTCTTAACATTGATTAATAATCTTCTAACATTGATTCTATCTAATGCTGATGCTCTATCTTGCAATGTTTTCTGTCCGAATGCCACAATACCTTGTCCAGGGAATGCTGCGATTGGGTTTACTTTGTTTTCATATAAAGTATCTCTTTCAGAATGAGTTAATCTATTCAATACTGATGCTGCTCCTATGATACCACCTCTATTTAAACCAGCAGGTGCGAACCATTCAGCTGCGATAGCGTCATTTGCTGCGTACACAGCAGGTAATAATACTGAAGGTGGAACACTTACTAATTTATTAGTGTTTGTATCTACTGTCTTAACCCAAGGATAGTAAGTTCCAACATAGTTAGAATCTACTGCGTTTGCCTGAGTTGTTACATCAGAAATTGTTGAACTAGCATCAGCGAAATCAGCGATGTAAAATGCATCTGCTCTAGCTTCAACAACATCAATTGCCTTACTAACAACTGCTGGGTGTAATGTTCTTACAACACCAGGAGTTACTAACATATTGATATCCCACTCATCAGCGTTTGAAATTGCGTTCAAACCTTTAGAGTATGATAGGTAACCACCAGCCGTAGTTGATGATAAATCAAGTCCTTGCGAATTACCAGCACTCATATCAGAACCTAAGTTGATATTAGTTGCAGGTGATTGTCCATCAAATCCACCTTGGAATGCAATTGAAAATTGTCTCTTCACCATATCAGATGAATCAGAACCACTCATTACATAAGAAAGTTGAGAATCGAATCCGAAATCAACATTCGAACCAACTCCTACACTTTCAGGTAAAGGTTTGATATAATTGTTGTTATCATATTTTACACCAACTGTTTCGAAATCGAAACCAGCAAAATATGTTGGGTTACCAGCAGTATTTACTACTGAACCGGTTTGGTAAACAACTGCTGGAACGATAGTTTCATCGGTTGCTTTAATTGGGTTAGAGTATGCTCCATGTCCGAATGGTGCAGCAGATACAGGATATGAACCCTGAGCTGCTACTTGTACTCTAATATATTTTGAATTGTTTACCCAATCACCATTTTCAGTAATCTTACCATTTGAATCGATAGTTAAATATCTATCACCGATTCTTCTAGCGATAAAGTTTGGTGATGCTGGGTCTAAGTTTACATTACTAAATGTTTCTAATACAACAGGTCTTTTATCCGTATCAGAGAATGAACGAATAATTACTGTGAATACTGAATAATCAGTACCTCCATCTTCACCGGCAGCTTTCACATTGGAGATTGAAATTTTGAATCTGGAGTTTTCATTTGTTCCATATCCTAATGTATGGAATTTAAATAAATCACTTCTTACACCTGAGATTAGTTGTGATTTAACAAATGGTGTAGATGCCCAACTTGCTTCATAAGTAAAGTTTTGAGTTGGAAGTACTTCAGCAGTAACTGCCTCACCATTAGCAACTTCTAAGTTAATACTATTTACTGCATTTTTAAAGTAAGAATACACATAAGCTTCTTTAGAACCTAATGGGTCAGAACCAAATACATCAGTTACATCATTACCAGCTGATGATAATAGTGAAGATGATATGTTACTTAATCCACTACCACTTACCACAAATGAACCAGATGTAGTTAATGATGGGGATACAGTAAAAGGACCAAATCCTACTTCGTCATCACCATTTACAGTATTATGTAATGTTGCAATAAGTGTTTGACTACCATCAGAACCACTAGCTACTAAACCAACAGGTGTTACTTGAGAATAACCAGCATCAGCGCCAGTTTTACCCAAAACTCTAACAACTGTTGCTGTTCCAGCTTCTCTAAGATAGTTTTGTACTGCGTACTCTGTATAATAAGTTCCATCAGGTGTTCCGAACTTATCTTCAAATTCTGATTGTGTTCTTACAATCGTTGGAACAAACGCTGGTCCTTGTTTAAAAGGTCCTACAAACGCTGCTCCGATTTCTCCTACTCCCTGCGCTAAGAACGAAAGGTCATTTTCTCTCGTAAATACTCCAGGTGATACTATTCTTTCTGCCATAATTTTATTTCTCCAATAAGT